ATTCTTGCCAACCACCTATTTTCTGTGGTTCACCATACCTAAATCTAACATTATCACCATCAATCCATTGCCCTTCGGCTCCGGTTGCAGTTTGTTGTTTATTGAATCCTGGCTTAAATTGTATTTTCTGTAAAGGCATAAGTATCCTTTATATACTAAAAAAAGAAGAATTATACTATTTTTTAAACCAAGAAGGTAGTCCTAAATGTTTTCTTTTATCAAATATATTGTCTTTTGCACCTTTAGTTGCAAGATTATTATAATGTAAAAACACTTGACCACAATCTTGACCTTCAAATTCTTCTCTCCAATGTTCTAATAAATTACCTCTATAAACTAACATATCACCAGGTTTTAAATCTACTTTAATTCCTTTTGTATTATCAGAAATGTAACCCTTATTTTTTACAAGTCCTCCCATTTTAGGATTAGGTTCGATATAAATTGGCCATGGATCTCCCCCTAAATTTAATGTTGTAGATATTTCACAACTAAATCTATCTTTATGACGATGTAAAATATCTCCTTTTTTATAAATTCTTGCATACGAATATGTTGGAATTAACTTTAATCCAGTTTGTTTTTCCATAATAGGTTGAACAGCTAATAATAAAGTTTCCATTGCAATGTCTGCATAATGAGAATAGGTATTTGGAACTTGTTCATCATTCCATACACCAAACTCTGTAGTAAATGGAGAAATATATCTTTCATCAAACATTGTTTTTGCAACCTGTCTTTTCATTAAAAAATAATTGTATACAAAATTTGCAATTTTTGGATCAATTGCTTTTTCAATTACAGTAAACCTATCTTTTTTAAAATTATATTTAACCATTATATATTTACCTTTGCCATTTCTTTAGGAATTGCTTGTATGTTAAAATGAATAAATCTAAAAGGTTCTTTACCGTGATCTACCACAAATTCATGTTCTATGTATCCTGGGAAAAATAAAAAAATTCCAGGTTTAACTTTAAAATGTACAATCTCTGTACCATGAGAGACTACATTTTCATTTTTAAGTTTTAATTTTGTACAACGTGCTCCTGTTCTAGGTTCATGAAATATTGGATAAGAGGTATTTTCACTTGCCTTAAGAAAATAAAATCCACACACATGTTGATTATGATGGATATGTGCAGAATGATTTCCACCACCATTTTTAGCAAATTCTTGTACCCAACTTTCAGAAAAAAAAGTAGTGTATTTTTGCATATCAAAACCTTGCCAATCTAAAAAGTCCCAAGCTTTTTGACTTACATAATTATGAAAATCTTTAAATTTAGTGTCATCTATTAGTGATACTGAATGGTAAGAGGTTCCAAAATCATTTGTTTTTTTAATATCAACTTTTCTTAATTCTCTAGCTTCTTTAATATATTTATCAGTTGCTTTAGTAAGAGATTTTAAAAAATCTAATTTTTCTTCATACCAAAATGGTGTTTTAAAATATTCATCTATAAACATATTATTTAAACGGATATCCTAAGTTCCAAATAACTAAAGAATATCTAGTTCCTTTCGTAACAGGTTGAACTCTATGCCATACAAAACTTGGAAATACAACAATAGAGCCTTTAGGAAGTATTTCTTTTACAGTCAACACATGTTTATCTTCATCACGCATATGTGGATCATAATTTCTACAATCAAATTGTAATTCACCTCCAGTATATTCTGAACCATCTGTTAACTGACAAGTTACTGACAATTTTCTAATTTTACCATGTGAGTTTGGATCTTCCGGTTTATTATAAGGAACATCCCAAGAATCACAATGCCAATCATAATATTGATTTAACTTATATTTAGTAAATTGACAAGACTCAGAAAAATTCCAATCAAAATTCCAACCTGCTAATTTATTTGCTTCGTGAATATATGGATGTATTTCTTTATAAATCCAAGTATCATTTAACCATACAATATTAGAATTTCTTTTCTTTTTTAAATCTACAATTTCTTCTTCTTTTAATGGTTTTTCTTTTAAATTTCTATCTTTTCCATATCCACCAGTAATAGCTAAATCTTCTTGATGTTGTAATCCATATTTAATAATGTCATCACAAAATTTAGGAGTTAAAGCTGATTTGAAATAAAAGTAATAGTTAGATAAATTCATAAGTATTAGTTAATATAAAATTTAATTGTTCCGATGTATTAGTAGTTATGTGATATCTTTGTGTAGATGGAAACATTACAAAATCATTATTATTTAATGATATTTCCCAACTTCTTCCTTTTCTTCTATTATCATCATATTCTATAAATACTTTACAAGAATTTTTACCAACATTAACACCATATAACATAACATAATCTGGAGAATGTCTTAAATCTATTGGATCTACTTGTAGATAAGAATTTGAATATTGTTTTGGAAAATAAATATTTCCTATTATTTTTTTAACAATTAATTTAAAATTATAATTTAAATTAATATATTCACATAAATAAGTATTTAACATATCCCAAGATTTAGAAAATGGAAATTCTTTATTATAAAGTGTAGATAATAAAATATCACAAGTTAATTTTTCTTGGTCTATTTCAAAACCTTCAGGCATATTTATTTGACCAAAATATAATCCTATTTCTGATAAAACTTTCTTTTCCATATATCAGAATATAGATAATATAATTTTATATTATTGTAAAGAGTAATTAAGAAACTTTAAAATTATTCAAATCCCAAGATTGATTTTCCTCATTCCATCTATACTCCCACATATGAGTGAAAGCTCTATTTTGAGAAGTTTGTTCTTCGGTTAATGATGGTGCATCACCAATTGGAGATTTCCAAGATGCTGATGGAATATGTTTTACCCATGAAGCATAAGGTTTCTTTGGCCAGAATATTTGATTTTCTTCATCCCAAATATAGCCAGTAGCCGCATAATTTCCTCTAAATGGTATTCCATTTTTTATATGTTGTCCACCATACGTATTATAAGATGTTTGAATCCATAAATGAGCAGGCCAATTATTATGTTTTTGTAAATATTGTTGTCCTATACTTTCAGATGAATTACCATTTTCATCAGTCATATCACTATCGTTAAAAGTTAGTACGCTTAAAACAATATTATCTTCAGAAATTTTTGCAAAATGTGCCATAATTTTTATTTAAATATATATCTTATTATAACTATACCTGAACCACCAGCTCCTGAAGTAACTGGATTGTTAGCTCCTCCACCACCTCCACCTCTATTAGCTGTTCCTGATGTTGCTGCTCCTGGAAAACTTCCATTTCCACCCCCACCTAATCCTCCTGTACCTCCTGGTTTACTTGATCCACAATGTCCTCCACCTCCTCCTCCTCCAGCATATGATGTTGGAGATCCTGAAATTGAAGTTGTTACACCTGCTCCTCCATCACCAGCTTTTGGTGTTGGATTTGTTACTGTTTGTCCGACCGCTCCTGCTCCACCCCCACCACCTGAAACACGGTAAGTTGTATCATCTGTAGCTCCTGTTCCACCATTTTGTCCTTGTGGTGGACTTGTTGGAGGTGTATTTCCAGATCCAACTGTTCCAGGAGTTGAAAAGGAAGTGCCTGCTCCACCACCCGATCCACCTGGACTTCCTGAGGCAACCGTAAGAGGTTGCCCTCCTGGTCCACCTGATCCACCTCCGCCTCCAGTGGATGTTATAGTTGAAAAAATTGAATTATTTCCACCATTACCTCTATTATCAGGAGAATTTGGTCCAGTTACAGCAGCTCCACCTGCTCCAACTGTTATTGGATATGTGGTAGCTGAAACTGGTAATGATGTTGAAGTTGCTAAAGGACTTGCTGTCCATGGTGCTCCTGTTGCTTTTGATTCTCTAAATCCTCCAGCACCACCACCCCCTCCATTATCATTTCCTGGATTTTGTGCTCCTCCAGAACCACCACCAGCTACTACTAAATAATCAACTTTTGCAGTGGCTGGGGCTTTAGATACGACAAAACTTCCAGGTCCTGTGAATGTATGAATTTTATAAACTCCACATTCAGTTATTGTTCCGCCAGTTGCTACAATAAAATTTGCACCTGCTCCAAAACCAAATCCTCTCGATGAGGCAGCTCCACGTGTCGAGTTTAAAGGCATTCTTTCTACTCCTTATTTAAATTGTGTTTGTGATGCTAATACTGTGTATGTTGATGCTGCTGTTTTAAGAGCTGTATAAGTGTAAACATCATTAGATGAAGCGTTTCCAGTTGTTGGAGCCGTTCCACCTTGCCAAACTACTGTAACGTTTGTTGATGTTCCATCAACTAAAACAGACGTGTTGTAATATGTTGTGTTTTCTTGTTTTGTGATTAATGCAACTGTTGCAGATTCACCGGTATTTAAAGCAGCGTTTAATGCAGTTGAAGCATTTCCTCTTAAATTAACTGTAAAGTTTGCACCTAAGTTAACGTTTTGAAAATAAACAGCTTGAGTAAGTACATCATATGTAAATGATGTAATATATGTTGTAGAAATTGTTGCACCTTCAAATACTCCAAATATTTTAGTTTCACCATTTGCTGTAATTCTTCCAAGGTCGCCTTTTGGTGTTAATGTTAAACCAACATTTGTATCTCCACCTGTTGCAGAAATTACTGGAGAATTTCCAGCTGCAGCATTTGCTATTGTAATTTCATTTGTAGCTGATGCAGTTGTTGTAAATTTAATTTGTTCGTTAGCATTTTCATCTATGATTCCGTATGTAGAATCAATAATAATATTTTTTGCATTAGTATCTAAGTTTGCAGATAATGTTGGAGCATAGTCGCTTGATAAATTTTGAAGAGCAGAATCAACTACATCTGTTCCATTAGAATAAACTAATTTAATTCCTTTATCAGCTGCTGCAAATGTTGGTCCTGTTCCTGAAGTTGTTTTAATTTGAACAGTAAATGAACCTGATGTGCCATTTTTTACTAAATATGTTTTTTCAATTCCATCTGGAATAATAACACTTACATTACCAGTAATTGTACCAGTAAGTTCTATAACTGCATTTTTACCATCAGATAATGCACCATTTGTAAAAGTAAGAGTTGCACCTGTTGTAGCATTAAGTGCCACTGTTTGATAACCTGCAATTGCTTGTTGAAGAATAACTAAGTTTGTATTTGTAATATCACCCCATGTACCGGCGTTTTCGCCTGTAACCATTAACTCTAGTTTAAGGTCTGTAGAATAACTTGATACCATAATTTTAAATCCTTATTTTATAGTTTTATTTAATTTATGCGGCTGTGTCAATCTCTGTCCAAGTTGCAGCAGTTCCGGTATTAATAACTGTCCAGATTTGATTATTTACACTATTTAATGCTATAGTCAATCCATTTCCTGTAACTGAGATAACTGCTGTAGCTCCTGCAAATACTGTACCTACTGATGTATTTAACTGTAATCCTGTAACACTTGCAATAGTATTTGCATCACCAATTGCAGTTCCTTGAGCTATATTTAACTGTTCTCCAGTTAACGTAACATTTCCTGTTCCTATAACTACTGTTCCAACTGCTAAAGCAACAGATATTCCAATACCAGTAACTGTAGCATCTGGACTTGGATCAACAATTCCTTCAGCAACATTTAACTGTTGACCAGTTAAATCTACATTTGCATTAGCTAATGGAGTTACACTATTTAAGTTTAAATTTAATTGTTGACCAGTAACTGAAGTTATTACTGAAAGTCCATCAGAACCCCAGTCATAATCACCCCAACCGCGTCTTCCCCATCCTGAATTAATTTCAGCTGTAACTGTTACACTATTTAAAGATGTATTTATTTGTTGACCTGTTATTTCAGCGTCAGGTTCAGCATCAGCTGTTCCTTGTGAAATATTTAATTGTAAACCTGTTGGAAATACTATTGCTAGTCCAAAAGCTTGAACACTATTTAAAGAAGTATTTAATTGTAACCCTGTTACGCTTATTAATGAAATAACATCAACAGTTACTGAATTTTGAGAAATAGTTAAAGGATTAGATCCACCAAATGACTTATCTCCCCATTCAAGAGATCCCCAAGCTTCATTACCTGGACTTGTTACTTCAACAGTAGAATTTAATATTCCACTCCAAGCAAGATCACCCCAATCGCCATCATTCCAACCGTTAGCCATAATAGGTTACTCCTATTACGCGTTGCCGATTCTTAGAATAGCTGCTGATGTTGTGTCTGCTGGAAACTGAATTGTGAAAGTTCCAGATGTTGCAGTTTTATCTCCACCAAAACTTAATACAGCAACTGCCGCATTTGTATTTGATGTATTATAAATTAAAGCTCCTGCTGCAGTTAAAGTAACTCCAGTAAAAGATATATCTGCAAAGTCTATAAATGCAACACCACTTGAAACAACTGGTGATACATTTGTTAAAACTCCACCACCTGTCACATACTGACCAGTATTCGCAACTTCATTTGTTGAAGTGTAAATAGTTGTAGATGAGTCTAGAGATGCTGCAGAAGTATATAGAGCAAGTTTAAAAACATTTCCTGTAGCAGCAGTAAAATTATGCTGACCTTGTAGAAGTTGTCCTTTAAACGAATTTGCAACTGCTTGTGTTATAGCCATATTAACTCCTAATTATATTATCCTTGTTTTTGAATCTGAGGTGAACCTTCTTGGTATTCATCTCGTCTTCTTCTTCCCATTTGTTCAATAGAGAATCCTTGTAACGCTGACTGATACTTTTGTTCGTAAAATTGTATCATGTCTGCCGGACCCTTTAAAAAACCATAAGCCTCAACAAGGCATGCATACAATAAGCCAGTGGGAAATTGCAAGCTTAAATATGTTGTTGTATTATTACTAGATAATCCAGCCGGTTTCAAGATATAATTTAATTGCATTTCATAATTAAGATTTG